ACGCGCTGCAAACACCGGGTCGTATACTAGCATATACTTACCCCGATTAGCAGTCACACCCATGGTGCCTAGGCCAATGACCGGCATGCGGTCAACGCCCGAAAGAACCCTGGCGTAGAAGTTCTTAACCTGCGTACTAGTTAGATACGCCAGCCCGTCAGATACGGAATCTCTCCCCTTTTTCAAAATTTCTTCATGCGTAAGGTCATCTTCGACCTTGAGCTTTTCAATACCACTTCGCATTAGTACTCCTTGTGCTATAATGCTATCTATGCGGATTAACGATCAATACAATGGCGATGCTAGCTACGCGGAATTACACGTACTCACCAGAGAGCGTCCGCTTGCGCGTGAAATGTTAAAGCAGGCAGATTTTATTGCTAAGAAAGCAACGGTTGAGTCACTGCCATCAACCGCTTTTGCGTGGGAAGACGAACGGCGCTTTCCCGTACACACTAAAGAGGATACCGTTGCCAGCCTCTTATACCGCAGTAAGCTCGGTTCTGCGGTACCTGCGCACGTAGATCAGAAGCTGGAGAAGGCTGCGACTGTATTCGGCGTTAAGCACGCAGTAGCAGCGCCTAAGGTAGCGTCAGCGCAGGTTAAGCTAGCCTACGCACTGCCGGACGCAGAGCGGCTGCCTATCAACAGCAAGTCCGAGGTGCTCGTCGCAGAGCACGTGCTTACACGCGACCATGACAAGCTTCCCCTAGAGAAGCGGGCAGAGGCGTTTAGCAACCTCACCACTGCGGCTAAGGCACATGGCGTAGAGCTATCGCCTTTCTCGTTAAAGATGGCAGGGCTCACGGTAAGCAATACCGCGGTAATGCGCGACTGGCTTGAGGCCCGCGCAGCTGCTACCACGGGTAAGTACCAGGCAGCGTTTGACAAGCTGGCGTCCGAGCTTAGCGCAGCCCCTGCGACTATCTCGGATCGCAAGCAGCTAATTAAGATCGCTTCGGTAATCGGACAGCTGGACGAAAAAGCAGGACTTAATAAGTTCTACGACCGCAAGCTTCCTGACCCGCTGCAGACCGTGTTTAACACTGAGAAGCTAGCGGAAGACATGTGCGACGTATCCGGTGCACAGATGCCGGTAAGTGCACTTATGAATCTCCCCGAAGACGTGTGGGAGTCCGTAGACATGCCTGAGCTAGCACAGCTAGCTGCATCTGGGGACGCCGCGCAGTTCAAGGCCGCGTTTGACACAGTGCCGCTTGATGTAAAGATGGTACTTAGAAGACAGCTAGGCGGATGAACAAAGACGTAGCGAAGCGGCTTCTAAAGGATAACGACAGCTGCGCGTTTTCATGCATGCGCGCGGCTGATGCGTTGCTTACAGACGCCTGGTTCAACTGGGAACCCGAGACGGTATGGGTAGAACTCCACGGCATGGGCGTGGATGTTCCAGTGGGTAACCGCGACCAGTTGTTGGCGGGCCGCTCGATTGTAACCACAGGGCGGTTTATTTATGATGCAGTCGTCTTCGACAAGACAGCTATATCATTTAATAACGAGTACTCTAACTTCGACGGTTTAGAAGACGCGCCTGTCGAATACATCGCGTGGGCTAACGAAGAAGCTTACCGTATACATTTGCATTATACCGGTAGCAACTTCGAATATGACCGCGAACCTGTAGCGTTTACTGCAGTGCAACTGCAGCAACAGGGGTATGTATATGCCCCCGAACAGCTGCACTGGGCTCAAGCCGCCCTAGATAAGTACTACCCAGAGTCTGTAAAAGAACTAAAAAAACGGGTAGCTACCGCGTGGTCTGAGATATCCAAAGTAGATCTTAAAGACCACCCGTATCCAGAAACCGCGCTTGGTGTGCAGTTAGCCAAACTCGCAGCAGTCCAGCTTCACTTCAATGAGAAGAAAGCCAGACTGCTGCGAGAATTGACTGATTTAGGCGCTTAGCGTGTCAGGCCCGCTGCTACCTTGTATTCCCGCATGGCCGTGATGATCACCTTCATCTTGGCCTTGTAGGCGTCGTACGGCTGCATGGCCGCACTAATCGCCTGAAGGTACTTCTCGCCGGCGACGCCCTTGTCGTTTGCGGCCTGCTTGAGGTGCTCAACCGCAAAGACCGACAGGATCTCGTTGGGGAGGTCCCCAATGAACTGCGCCAGATAAGGCGCGACCTTGGCCGGGTCGGGCTGTCCACTGAACAGCTCAACGGCCACACCGCGACACAGCTCCAACAGGATGGAGCTACGGTTGGAGGCAGCGTCGTCCTTGGCGACCAGCTTACCCTCCTTGTTAATGGTGCTGTTAAGCAGCGCAGCCACGCGCCGCCGCACACCGCTGTGCGGCTTGTAGTCGTTCAGAACTTCGCTCGGCTGAATGAGCGTGTTCTGGTCAGCCACGAACTCCATGAACTTGGAGGCCGCGACGGTTCCGATCTGACCCTCGACCAGGGTCTTTACGGCCGGCCCTGCGATGTCGATCTTGGCCTTCTCGGCCGCGAGCATGATACGGGAGACTTTCTCCCAATTTGACGGGCAAGGGAATGCCTTCCCTGCGTCCCTGGCCCCCGTGTCATACAGGAAGCTGTTCGCCCCGGTGATGAAATCCGGGACCAGAGGGTGCCACGCACTCTTCTTGGTGTAGTCGAGCCACGACATGAGGTCGTGCTTCGTGTACACCATGCAGAGGCGCTTGCGAATGGCGTGGTCCTTCTCGGCCTCGTTAACGAGGTAGGAGCCGTCGCTGGGGTTCATGGCGGCCACCACCAGCACGTTGCGGTGCAGGTGCCAGTCATGAATACGGCGCTCGTCGGTTAGAGTGAACAGTGCGTTCACTAGTGCCTTGTCGCCGCGATTCCACTCGTCGAGGAACAGGACCGCGCAGCCCTTCTCCTCAGCCTGCTTATTGAGCTCCACTAGGAAGCTCGGGGGCACGAAAGAGAACTCGGTGCCGGTCTCGTTGAACATGATCATGGAGATTTCCTCCTGGCTCATGTGTCCGAAGTTCAGCACCTTCATATAGCCGCTACGCTTAGCGCACCACTGGTGCACGATCGGCGTCTTGCCGATACCGGTCTCACCGACCAGACATACAGTGAACTTGGGGTGCATCTCCCAAGCCACGTCGAGCAGCTCCGGGACTGCTCCAATTGAAGTCGGGGCGATACCCAACTTCTCCCACGGATCTACCATTTCCTTCTTATCAGTTGCCATGGCTTTCCTTTAGTAATAGAGTGTTTGCGGTAGCTACAGCGCAAACAGTACAATCACTTATACCGCAACTAGTGAATAATTAATGACATCTGACTTAGTAGTTAAGCGCTCTGACTGGGTCACAGCGTTGCTGTACTTAGACGGCAAGCCGTTTAACTTAGCGGACTATCCTTTCTATAACGACGTATACGACGGTGTATACGACGGGTTGCTCCTGAAGACAGCGCGGCAGGTAGCTAAGAGTACGACGTTATCTAATTTCTTGATTGCGGAAGCTTGTACGCGACCGCACTGGAAGAGTTTATTCGTAGCGCCCAGTCAAGAGCAGACTACAAAGTTTTCTCAGACCCGTGTCGGCAAGACCATTTTCTATTCTCCGGATATACGCAAACGCTGGGTGTCTAAAGACCTGTCCAGCCGCGTATTCCAGAAGATGTTTACCAACGGGTCCGAGATTGCGTTCAGCTACGCGAGCGATGACCCTGACCGTGTGCGGGGCGTATCAGCAGACCGCGTAGCCTACGATGAGGTACAAGACATTCTTTATGACGAGGTAATCCCTGTCATCAACGAGTGCATGTCTAACTCCGATCACGCTTCCGAAACGTACTGTGGCACTCCTAAGTCTATGGAAAATACCATAGAGCAGTTGTGGCAGTGGAGTACCCAGACAGAGTGGGTAGTAAAGTGTGATAAGTGTAACAAATACCAATATTACATAGATGACCGTTGTTTAGGCAAAAACGGAGTCATCTGTCTGAAGTGCGGCGGTTACGTAAATGTACGTACCGGGCAGTGGATAGATACGCACGTATACCCCAAAGGACACACGGGTAAACGTATAAAGGGATTCCATGTTCCTCAGGTTATTCTGCCTAAGAATATACCTGCGGCCATGCCCCCTGACTTGAAGAACCAAGAATTAGCGCAAAAACGCTGGGGGCGTATTTTAGAAAAACACGAGGCCTACCCGCCTTCTAAGTTTAAAAACGAGGTGATGGGCGTATCGGATGCAGTAGGCACGCGCCTTATCTCTAAAGAAGAGTTAGAGGGCATGTGCCAGCCGTATGATATTTCTGATTTCCCTGCCAGCAATCTATTGATGCAAGATTTGAAAGGAATTGTTGCAGGAGTAGACTGGTCCGGCGGTGGTATGGCTAACACAACCTCCCGCACCGTACTTTGGGTGTGGGGTATTACGCAGGGCGGCCAGTTACACAGCCACCGCCTTAAGACCCTGTATTACAAGGTTTACCCAGAGACTAATCCGATCTCTGGCGGTGTTATCGATCACATCTGTGAGATATGTGATCGGTACAACGTCACTTTGGTGTTCGGTGACGCCGGTGAAGGCGCACTAGCCAACGCTAATTTGAGGGAGCGGTTAGGACCTCATCGCGCAATGCAGGTGCAGTACCGTGGCAGCTCAAGCGGCGGCGGCGGAACAAACGTACGCCCGTTCTATTGGAATAAGTTGGATAGGTTCTTAGCGGACAGAACCACCATGATTGATCACTACTTCATGTTTTTAAAACGCCAAGGCGTAATATTTCCAAACATACGTCAGATGCAGATTCCCATTAAAGACTTGCTCAATGAATATGAGGAAGTTACTGCGTCAGGGCGTAAAGTATGGCGGCACGCACCTTCGCAGCCTGATGACTGTCTACACGCTCAAATATTCGGTTGGATGGCAGCTAAATACATGACTATGGATCCGCTGTTTACCTACAACGGCGAACGCTGAGCTAAAAAATAACGGCAGCAAGGATAAACCCTGCTGCCGTTATTTTGTCGAGTATTACGTCTTCGTAGTACAAGCTTAGTGCGTAGACATTCTATTCTTAATCATGAATCCAGGATACGCCGTTACCAGTAGCTCCGACGGCGGTGATACTGCCCGGATGCACACATTGTTAATCTGTACCGTACGCGCTACGTTAAAAATGGGCAGCAGTTTGATTGCGCCGTTTACATCATCGAAGCTTACTACGCACGGGTCTAACAGCGTAAGTACCTGCGCATTCTCTTGCAGCACAATACCTAGTATGGGGCCATCCGCAGTACTTAGAACGCTTAGCGGCGCACCCTCTACACAATCTTCTCCGTCGTACACGGTGACCGAGGCTACGTAGGTCTGTACGGCCTCACAGCCGCTAAGCTCCCAGTCCACTACCAAGGAAGTGCCCAGGGGCACCTTGGAGGACCACGCGGCGTCCTGGGTGTCTACAGGCGTTCCGTCCGGAAGGCGGTAGACCTGCTTCCACTCAGGACGCTTTTCCGTGGCTAATGCAATCTCAAAGCGCGCGCCGTACTTTTCAAACTGCTTAACCTCCATGCTCCGAAAACGCGTCTTCTTTGAGTTCTGTGAGGAGCTCATCTTCTTCAATTACTCCTTCTTGCACCGGTACGAAAGGATGCTTGGCTAGGTACTTATCTAGCGCTTGGCACTCTCCGTAGTTAGGTCCTACTTCGATGTCTACTTTAAACGGTACGGGCAACCAGGGGTATTTTTCGCTAACGCGGTGTTCTGCGTACTTTAACAAGAAATCGTTAAGCTGATGCACGTACTTCTTAGGAAACTGGAGCACAATAGAGTCGTGCACCGTAAGAAGTAAGCGACCGCCCATGTCCCTACGAAGCGGTTCGTCAATCTCGATCAACTGCGAGATGACGATATCAGAGCTGGTTGACTGAATCTTGAAGTTACGGGCCTGGCGCACTGCGCGGCTCTTATGTCTGTTGATACTAGCTAGAGGAAATCGGCGGCGACGGTGGAAGTAAGTGTCTACCCAGCCATTAGCCAGGACTTCCTTCTCTACATCATCTGCGTATGTCTTGATGGCCGGGAACATCTTATACAGAAGATTAATTAGCTCTTCTGCTTCTTGGGGTGTAACCCCAATTGTCTCAGCAATCTTCATAGGCCCGGCACCGTAAAGAATACCGAACACAACCCTTTTGATTTTGGACCGTTCGCTGTCTAGGGCTTTGCGTTCTTTCGCGTCGGGTATGTACGCAGGGTTATCCCGATTAGCGTAAGAATCGTAAGGCTTTCCAAATACTTTAGAGGCGAAGAAACTGTGCATATCTAGGCCTTCATTAAGGGCCTTGATGAGCGCTGTATCCCGTGCATACGCTGTGAATACGCGTACCTCTGCGCCCTTGTAGTCCATGTTGACTATCAAGTGCGAATCGTCGTCGGGTACGAACAATTTCTTTATGTTCCAACCGGCTAAGTATTTCGGTACGTTCTGCATGTTCATATCTGAACTAGACAGACGGCCGGTACCTGTGCCGTTAAGATGAAACTGGGTATGTAGGAACCCGTCGCGCTTGGACAGAGCACGCACGTTAGCAAGGAAGGTGTTGAGTGCCTTGCTAGCTTTTCTCCACCGAAGGAGCCGTTCCGCAAAATACGCTTTAGGCGTAGGTATCGTACGCTCTTTGTCCTCGTAATCGATGTATGTGCGCAGCACCTTCTCAGACGTACTGGGCTGCTGCTTCTTAGTGTATTCGATAGCTTCGTAAGGCTCCATACGCGTGCCGTCAGGCAAATGCCAGCCAGCGTTGTATAGAATATTACCTAACGTTCTAGGATTGTTAAGATTGATTGGTTGCCCCGCTGCGTCGGTGGCACCCGTCATCAAGTACAATTCGCGGTCGGTGACTTCTACTATCTCTCGTAGCCCCGTATCCAGAACATCAATGTACTTCTGGTCAACGCGAGTGCCGTAATACTCCATACGCCCCAGCACTCTAGAGGCTGGAACAGCATGGGTAGTCATAAGACCCCCGACCTTGGATTTCTCGTTCTTGATGCGGGACTGCTGCACCAGAACCAACTGACGCGTCACGTCGGCATCGATAGCCCCGTACACTTGCAGGTCGTGTACAGGTACGTTCTCAAAACCGGCGTCTTCTGAGATCTGCTTTTCTTTCTTAGACCGCGGATCCTCTGGCGGCTTAGGCTTCTTGGATAGCGTTAACTTTTCAGGCTTGGTAAACCACTTAGTGGGCTTCTTGGGCTTGCCCCGCTTACCTGCAGGCCACGCATCTATCTCTACCTGCCACGCCGCCATGCGGCCTTCGTAAGTGCTCTTACAGAAGGTGTAATCTTCTAGAGCCGTGTCATACAGCTTTTGCTGTTCGATCTCGTCTACGCGGCCCGCTTCATAGTCCTGCAGCTGCTTCTGATATGACCGGAGAGATTCCAGGTATTCAGGATACTCGTCTTTGAGTATGTTCTCTAAGTCTACGATTTTTTTAGCAGTTTCTTCGGCCTCGGATACCGACTCTTCTGCGTTTAGAATATCGTAGAGGTGGTCCTCGTAGCCCACGTAATGCGGCAAGAAGCCTGCGGTCAGGGCCTTTAGACCGTAGTTGCCTTTCTTGTCCTCATCCAGTAAGTGCTCACCGAGCAGCGTGTCCCAGCGTACGTTATTGACCGGGATATTGTATTTAAGCTCGATGAACTTTAAATCGAACTTAGAGTTATGCAGGATTTTAGGCTTAGGGCTAGCTAACAGCTGTGCGATGCGTGCGTGCAACTCGGGCAAGCGCAGCTTGTACTCTTCATCCATATGTGGATGATCAAATACAATTGTCGTAGCTTTCTTGGAATTCCACCCGAAACAGAACGCAATGATGCGCGCGTCCTGCTTTTCTGGTCGAAGCGTAGTAGTTTCAGTATCTACAGAGATTGCCCAGTTTCCGGGGTCACCCTTCAACGAGTACGCTTCTATCTCATCGCATACGCGCAGAGCTTCATCAATTGTCTTAGGAAACTGGTATTCTTCGGTAAGCTGCTCTAGCGTCGGCTTAGCGGCTACACCATCTGTAGCCAGCTTGAACGCGTTCAACACATCAATCTTGAACGTGTCAAACAATCCTGGAGCAGCCATCAGCGCGCGTTCGCTAAAGCTAACAATTACGGGCGTGCCTGAGTCTGCGTGTGTGTATAGCTTGCCTCGCGAGTCTTTGAACTGCAGCTTAAAGCCAAGCTGACGCATGGTTACAGAGCCTAGGGCAATGATAACCTTAGGCTTCCAGGCGCGAATCAAAGACAGCATGTACACAGAGCACTGAGACATCACAGCCTTGCTGGGCGGAGAGTCGTCAGTATCCATGCATTGCACCGCGTAGATAGTACGTACGTCTATCTGCGTGTACGCCAGCTTATTAGAATTCCGTACGGTATCTAAAGCTTTACGAAGGACTGCTCCTCCATGCCCATGAAACGGGCTGTTATTAATCGCGGACCTGTCGTCGGGTTGGTCCCCAATAATTAGTACGTCGCAGCCCTTAGCAGTGGGCTGCGACATTGGGGTACAGCGGGCGTTGTTGTATCGAGGGCAACCAGTACAGAGAGTGGACTTAGGTTCTTGAGGTCTCACAAATCCATTCCGTCTAGCGGGTTGTTACTCTTGGGCTTAGCAGGCGTCACTACAACTGCGCCAGTGATAGCCGCAGCCTCTTTGGCCAACTCTTCGTGAGCGGTCTTTACCGTATTGATAGTTTCGTTTACATCAAAGAACGTAATATTGAATTTGTCCGAAGACATGCCCATGACACGCAGCCGCTTTACAGCGCCGCGAGAATCTGCGAAGTCGAAAGGAACGTACTGTCTGGAACCTGAAGCCATGGTTCGGAGTGCCGCTGTAGACGTGCGCTGGTAACCCGCACCCAGCAGACACTGTCTAACCTGAGGCCACACTACTGCAAGGAACCCTGTGTTCTCGTCAAAGAAAACACCTCGGTCAGACGTGTTGATTAGCTCTCGCCAATCTGCACGTCCTAACAACGCCGACAACGACCGGCGCGTTGGCTTAGAATCAATGTCTACTTCGAAGTTAGAGCTGTACAACACGGCGTTGAACAAGCTCTGTGCAGGCGAAACTTCTTCACGTTCTTTGGCCTGATCGGCGCGTACTGCATGGAAATCCTTGATGAACTGAATACCATTAAATCCGCATGCATCGCAGATAGCTGCAAGCGGCATCAAGTTTTCGTGAGTACGCGTAATTGTAAACGGCTTGTCCGGCCGATTGTGCGTTACAGCTTTGTATAGATTTTTGTAGTTGGCGGCTATCGTAGGAAGTAGATGAATTGAGTGGTACGCAACCGCCTTACGTAGTGCCTCTACGACGGGTTCGTACTTACGCAAAGCTTCGCCAATGCTTACTAACTTAGACCGCTTCTGCAGCTCAATCTGATTGAAGCGGGAGCCATCCATGGGGTTACTGAACAACGTAGCGCCCAACAACACGAACGGAATAGCCAACTCCTCTACGCGCTTGGACGTTTCGGAGTTACCCAAGATGCGTTCAGCGCTACCCCGCGTAGCAAGACCGCGGATGCTAGCCAGGATGCCCTGACGGCTAGCGGACTCCTTGGACCCGTCATCCGGGTCATTGAACTCGTCAAGGATTGCCATGACGCGCTTGTTTGCGTAATTCTTGAATACGCCAGCAAGCGTGTAATTGTCTGTAACGTGAGACGAGAACGCGAAGTTGTACCCGCTAATCTGCTCACCGTTAGCTACAACGGAAGCTAGCGTTGACTTACCTGATTCGAACTCACCGCGTATGTGGGTCATGCACAGCTTCTGCATGCTGTCGAAGACGTACTGATAGAACGTCAACAACGCGCAGTAGAGTGCATCAGTATCTGGGCGAGCAAAAGAAAACGTATCCCGCAGAATATTCGCGATGAGATCGATGGTCTCATAAGGCGTGTATTGCGGCTTTGTCTTTAACAACTCTTCGAGATCGTAAGGAAACCAGCCCTCGTTAGGGTCTTTGTAGAATAGCCGCGACTCATCTACGACGAATACTTTAGTGCCATCTACAGGAGCCGTGAGGCGGGTAACGCTCGACAGCGTGGCGTCTGTCTTTGAGTACTCGATGCGGTAATGGTTATTACCGTTAATCATGTACGCTATGTGCGTTGTAAGAATGTCGCCCGCATGGATGCCCTGGTCCATGAGCGATACACGATTAGCAGCCCGGTGCGCTAACTTAGAAAACGAATAAACTAGTGCTTCTTCGACCTTCTGGTTTACTTTGTCGAACGCGTCAGGTCCTGTGGAAGGATCGTTGACGTCAGGGAAGTAACCAGGAAGACCGACTTCTTCCTTAGCCCAGTTGTAGAATACGCCACCGATGCGTGTCTGAAACAGCGACAGCGCCTTCTTAGGAAGGTCGAGGTCTAGAGTTATTTCGTTACGGGAATCTCGTTGCCACAGGTGAAGGCTGTTAGACCCAATATCGTGATAAAGCGGTATGTACTGGCGCTCAATAGCTGACGTAAGCCGGTCAATAAACGCTAGAGGCGTGTCATCGCCTTTCGATATAGCTTGAAGAATCTCACCAATCGTAAGCTTCGGATAATCCGCCACGAACAGCTGTGCAAACGCGCGCTGTTCGGTCTCGGTGTGCAACAGCTGTCCGTAGTCAACAGCAGCGTCTAACTGGGTGACTACGTCATCTTTGCTGGCAGCGGACAACGCCTGCACGGCTCGTCCGTGGCACCACTCGTAAGCGTATGTGTAGTTCTTTGGGTTGGCTATAGCCTGGAGTACTGCAGCGCCTCCGTGGATATAGATAGCCTCATCGGGATCGATCTTGTCGTCGTGCTTAGGGTTTTTAATCGTAGACGGATACGAAAACACCCTGAAATTTATGACTGACGACTTCTTTATCAGATTCTCAGCGTATGCGTGACCAGCCAGGTCATCGTCGCCTATTACGTCACACTTACTAAAACCTAGCGCGGCCATGAACGCAACGCCGTTGTGTCCTTGCCCGCCACCTGCGACTACAACTTTATCGATAATACCGGTCTTAAGCTGCTCCAGATATAGCGATATCTGATCGTGCTCTCCTTCGACTACTGCGAAGGTATCTACTTTGTCATTCGCGATAAGGTGTGCATAGCTACCCATCGTGACGCCAAAGACGCCGGTGCCTTCGTATTCCTTGTTTACCTTCTCGAAGCGTATGGATGTTTTATCCGCATTGGGGATGCGGAACTTGAAGCCGGTAATCTTCTCAGGGGACTCGCCGTAAGTGTATACGACTGAGTCCGTGTATGTAGTATTGAGATAAGCGCCGAGGGTCTCTTTAATAGCCTGCTTATCTTCCTTGGTAGCGCCTAGGGAGTCTAGAATCCTCTCCAGGTCAGGCTCACGGGGCAACATTCCCACGCAGCCAATCAAGGCGATATCATCAATACGGCGGGTAGTCTTGAGCCAATCACGCGCCTGCTTGGCTAGCTCAGGTGCTGCGCTGCTCTGCCATACGTTACAGGCGTACGTGTGACACGCTTCTGAGATCAACCGCGCACGCCGCTGCTCAGAATCAACGAGCCCAAACCACTTAAGGTCTTCGCGCTTAAGTTTAGTAAACGTGGCCGCGAAGTTAGACCTAAGTATCTCAGTGGCACGGTCATACGTGCCTTTATCTAAGGCTCTAACCAGCTGGATAGGGTCGCGGGTCCATTTGCCGCATGACCCGGAATAACACTTAAAAAAGCCCTGCTGTAAGTTTATAAATGCAGAGGGACTGTTATCGGCGTGAAACGGGCAGCAGAGTTTGATTACAAAACTGCCCTGGGCTGAAACTTTGTCTCCGCCAATGCCCTGTAAAAAGCTTACAAAATCTCCAACAGGCTGATTCCAGAGTTTACTCTGAAGTTCCCACAGGTCCTTCTTCGATGACTCGGTCGCCTTCCCTTTGGCCATTACTCTGTTTCCCCTCAGGACAAACTTTCAGGAAGTCGCACCACCCACAAGTCCAGCGCCGTACAACAGGACTGAACCCTTCTAACCCCGTAGCGCGCTTAGTAAGTAAATCTAAGAGCCAGGGGTGCAGTAACGATAGTATGTCGGCGCGCTTGCGTACGACGTACCATTCGACTTTTTCGTGCGCCATGAAGTGAATGGCGCACTGTACTGCTGTAGCATTCGGATAGTGTGCTAACGCGAATATCGCGTACGTGTCTAGCTGCGTTGCGTAGTTACTTACGGGCTTCTTCTTCCCGCTCTTGTGGTCGATGATGATAACCTGTCCCGAGTCTAGTACGAGGACGAGGTCTACAATTCCTCTAATCAGTGCTTCTTTGTTCGTGTAATCACACGGTTTGAAATCAACGTCGATAGCCCATGGCTTTTCAGCGTGGATTTCTACGACGTTATGCTTGTGTTTAAACTTGTGTAAGTAAGCAGCAAACGACTCAACTGCTACTGCGAAACTATTTACTTGTTCCGTCTCTTGCGTGGTGAGTTCATGCTGGAACTCCGCAAGAGTTAAATCAAAGGCTTCCTTAATAGGAGAACCTTCAATTACTAATTCTTGAGCCTTGTGAGCCGCCGTACCAACTTTTGCAGCGCTACCTTTGTGGTCGCTCTTTATGTGGTCTACGTAACGGTACTTGAAAGCTCTAGGACACCTTAGGGCTAGATCAGCCTTAGATGGAGACCACGGACGGTATTCCAAGACAGGTAAGGCTAATTTCACTTGGCACCTAAAGAGAAAGGGCACCTAGCTGTCTAGGTGCCCTTACCCTACGTTAGTTCAGATACCGTCGTCTGCGCCGAAGTCAACAACGCCATCGCTGTCAACAACAACCTGCGCTTCAACCACGTTCGCTGAAGGCATCGCCTGTCCGTTCTGACGGGACATAGCCATGCGCGCCTTCTCGTACAGCGCCTTGTAGAAGCCGTGCAGGGCATCGCATACCTGCATGACATCTGCGGCCGTCTTGTTGCCCGTAAGGGCCGTCTTGAGCTCGTAGTAGTTCTTGTTCTGTGCGGCCTTCTTCTCGGTGCTAACCGAGAAGGAGCGTGCCCAGAGAGCCGGCGGTCGAGCGAGTCGAAGGATGTTCTGACCAGCCTTAGCGCTGGACTTGATGAAGTCCACACGATAGAGCGCGGTAAGATCCTCAGTCACACCGTAGATAGCGGTGCCCTTCGAGCACTCGGTGCGCTGACCCTCGACATAACGCCCGTAAGGGCAGGCGTTGCAGGCACCATACTTGGAACCGACCTGCCCATCGATGGACTGGCATTCCATCTTATCCTCGCCCCACTTACGACGGATCGTGTGAGAAAGGATGGGGAGGAACGTAAGCCGGTCACCGATACGTCCGTCAGTGCTATACAGCTCACCGATCTTGACGTCCTCGGGGATGGAAGGCGACGACGAACTAGGCTGGCGAACAAGAACCCACGGAATGGTGACCCGCTGCGGGCCCTCCATGCCGGCGATTCCCGGCTGCGTCAGCTGAGCCAGCTGAAGCACGTTCTCCTTGCGATTCTCGTCCGTAATGGTTTCGGAGAGTTCTACAAGACGGTCTGCCGCCTGCATAATCTGCTCATCGAAATCAGCTTGACTTTTCACGGTAATTGCGTTTGACTGTGCACGGGTAATTTCAGAACTCATACAGATCTCCTAAGGGAGTAGGGTCGTCGATCCTAACCTAAGCGACTGGCCGGCGCAAGAACTTTGACCACCTCTTAACAGATGACCAAACAACCACGTAATAAACCACTAGTGGTGGTTAATGCACCGACTAAAGATGCGTTATCCCAATACTACAAAGACGTAGAGACGACATCTCTGTTAACTGCAGAGAGAGAACGTCAGTACATCCTTGAGTATCACAATACTAAGAGCCCTGCAGCTAGAGATAAGATAATTCAGGGTGCTTTACGATATGTAATCTCGGAAGCGCGTAAGCACCCTAAAGCTTTGAGAGATAAGGGCGTTCTTGAGGATCTAATTGCGGCCGGAAACATCGGGTTAATCCGGGCCTTGCACAAGTTTGACCCCGACGCGGGAACACGCTTCTTGACGTACGCCGGTTGGTGGGTACGTCATGAGATGCGAGAAGAAAGTCGTCGGTTAGGTATGTTCCACATACCCGCGCATGCCATGGCTAAAGGTGTGCGCGCTCCTAGCACTGTGGAGCTAACGGACCAGGTGCTTACCGAGTATGTAGCCTGCGATAACTACGCAGAGTTGTCTTTTCACCAGACATTCGATCTGCTGCTAGGCCTTGATTTACTAGCAGTGCGCGAAATATTTATAATTAAAGCGTGTTATGGGATTCATACCCCACCAAAGACGCTTAAGCAAATCGGCAAAATTTTAGATATTACAGGAGAGCGTGTGCGGCAGCTGCGTGAATCGGCATTGAACCGACTCCGAGCAGCTGCCGCAAGTCACGGTCTTAGTTTTTAGGCCTTGGCCTTGGGCGGACGCCCGCGCTTCTTGGGAACTGCGGAACCCTTGACTGCAGCGGGCTTGGGCTTAGCCGGACGCCCGCGCTTCTTGGGTTCAGCCGCGCCCTTCGAGGCAGCCGCTTCCTTACCCTTGTTCAAGTACTCCACGTCGGTATACGTCGTTGCAGACGTAAGGTTACCGAATTCCAAGTCACCGATGGCAACACGGATTCCGGCAGCCAGGCCGTTGTAGAACAGGCGGTCTTCGTCACTCGCGACACTGCTTGAGGCATCGAAAGACGCATCACTCACGTATTGCGAGAGGTTCTTTACCGTGGGCCTGCCCTTGTTGGTGTACGTGCGCCTCGAGCCGGAGCTCTCCGCGGCCTTCTTAGCGATCTGACGTGCTTCGCTGCGCGTCTCGGCACCAAGAATCTTATTTACGATGTCGCCTTGCGTTTCCTCAGGAACGTCAGCGATGTGCAGCGCCTGCTCAAGCGTGATGTTGCCCTCCCTGAAGGCACGCCACGCCGTAGGCGCAAGCTTGGTAGCTGCCTTGTAGTGGTAGCTGACCCAGCTCTGGGGACGGCCGAGTCGCGTGCCGATGTCACGCTGCTCAAGACCCGCGTTGACCATCTTCTTGATGGCCGTAGCGATCTCGTGCGGCTTGAGCTGCTCGCGGTCGATGTTCTCCTTGAGGTTGCGCTCACGAAGCTCATCAACGGTGCCCTCGTTAAGCATTACCTCCAGCTCGGAGAATGCATCAGGGCCCAGCTCTGCACGAATCTTGGTAAGAGCCGCGTACCTACGGAAGCCGTAGATTACGAAATACTTACCAGGCTCGCCCTTCTTCTCGGTTACGCCGATATTCTGCAGTAGTCCATGCTGCTTGATGGACTCTGCCAACTCATTAATGTTGTCGTAGTCTACACGGGAGTTGAACCCCGTGTCGCAAAACAGGTCCTCGAAGTGGACCGTGATAGTCTTTCTCTTAACCATTATTTTCCTTCTCCTTGAGGAGCTGCATCAGCAAATCAATCTGCGCGTCGATACGCACATACTCAGTACTGGAAGGCTCAGATACATATCTGAGCTGCTGTGTCAGGTCATTAAGCTTCTTCTTAAGATTCTCAGCGTCCGCAGCATTGAGTCTAACGGGTTGCTGCGCTGTCGCTACGATTGCATCTACCGCAAGTGCGAGCCCCGGCTTATTAGCGGCTCGAAGAACTCCGGAAACAACACTAAAGCCTTGCAGTGCAAGGTCCCAAATATCTTCCTGCAAGTACCAGGAAGTAGTAGCAGTACTGTTCTTACGCTTATTAATCTTAACCAACTCAGACCGGATCACTTGCGATCGTGTAGCCAAGAGGCCTCCTCCCTCACTTTATCCCGTTGTATATAAGTGAGGTTCAGTGCGGGTAATGCCATCCCTTCAAGCACGTCCCCTACTGCCTGATGAAACTCAGTATGAATGTCGTCACGCGGGCCCTGTGTAGCCACGCTGACAATATACAGCGCACGAATTAGGCTGAGGCGTTGTGTAGCTAACTCCCAACCATCGAGCCCGCTTGACGACATAAGTCAATCCTCTTCCGTATTCGTACCTTCGAAGGGCGCAGATCCGTGAGTCCTACATAGTAGGACGGACCCGTGCACTACTAAAGTACTTCCGCATACAGGGCAAGTCTTTTCAGACGTGGCCTGCTTTACGGACTTGTCTTTCGTCTGATTAACTCCGTACTTTTCCATCAACTACCTACAGTAGACAAGCGTTTCCTTTTACCACCATTGTCCGTATTCTTCCGAACGTCCGTGGCGTTTTCAGGGAAAGTGTCTGACTGCGTAAGGTCATGCAGCAAGCGCAGTACGGTGTTGTCTCGCGTTGCGAGCACAGTGTTAAGAACTACCACCTTGCCGCGAAACATTACTACAAGATCCGGCGTCTCCGGAGGAAGGCCCTTTAAGAAACCTTCGATAGTCTCGGACATCTCCTTCTTAAGAGAGGCATGTTTCTGCATGCTGGCCGCTTCTTCAAGCGTCATAGCTACGCGCTCCGTACGTCCGGTGCGATCACAGGTTAACGGAATCTCAACCTTAAAATCAGTCACGTGAGCCCTCATCTTCGTAATACGTAGTTAATCCCATGCCCTGAAGAGGGCGTTTAGCTTTGGCCTGTATTTCGGCCAATCCCTCTTCAGTGCCGCCAAGTGCTAAATAACCGCGTATGATATTTTCTAATACTGCGGGTACTGAGACTTTAGGTAAGATAAGAGACAGAAGCGGGACGCGCCCGGAAAAGTCCATCGAGTCTATTTGAATACCGTCTGGCGGTCCAGAAAAGACATTGGGGTCTTTACGGTGTTCGGTAATCAGTAAGCGTGCGTTAGGGTGTATCAACCCCTGGGTCTTTTTAAAGATGACCGTCTTTGTGGCCACCTCGTTAGGCCGGTGCGGCACCGCCTGATTTAACTGCTCCCGTATTAAGTGCGGGAGTTTAGATAAATTAGGCCTGTTATCCCAGGGGTTACTCATAATTACCGTTTTCTTCCTCTACAGTCGTTCCAGTATTCGCACCACTTCTCAGTGCACCACCAATTATCTGGGTTAGTGCGTCGAAAGCGGCCTTCTGCAATGTCAGCTGCAACGTCGGCAACTACATCAACTGCGTGTAAAGTCTCCGTGCGTGTACGTATAGACTCTGTTCTAAAGTACCTAACAGGCAGCGTCTTAGTAGGTTTGACCAGCTGATCTAGCCTAACAGAAGGCTTGCCCGTAACATACGCATACAACGACAACTGCAAGCTGTTGTCTGCTTCAAGCTGTGACGCGGGTTTTGCCTTTGTCTTCAAGTCCGCAATTGAGTGTTCTTCTTCTAAGTCGATTACACCCATAAACGGAATGGCGGGAGCGTCTATTACAGGAAGGTGTACCTTAAACGAACGCTCTGCCGCTATAGGCTTTATAGGCTCTACAGTTTTGGAGTTTGCGTCTACGCCACCTATTACTGCAAAGTGCCGATACCGCCTAGTTAATGAAACGCCAATATCCTTTAAAGACTTATCATCTTTGTCTTCATCTAATAATACCGCGTCTTTCATCTCCACGTCGTGCTGATCGGAGTATACCTGCACCATCTCTTCTTCAGAGATAGCGCGGTTATTGATCATGCTGATGTGAAGTACCTCAGCGGCTTTATGTACGCTGCGCCCCTGCGCTGAAGCGCTGGTGTGTTTAGTAGGCTGGCCCAGCACATACCTGCGCCGATACGCCTCCCCGCACTTAAGATACTGCGTTACTTGGGATACAGAAAGGTACCCCTTGGGCAACCGGCTAGCGTAGTAATTATCTTCTTCGAGCTGTTCTACGCCCTTAATTTCGCCATCATCCGAAACATCATTCATTATTAGATGACCGTTCCCTTTCAATAGCCTTGCTAGCACTAAGAATTTCCTGCAACTCGCGCTGTGTCTCCAGCAGCAGTTCGTCACGGCTGGGCGCATTACCGTGCATGCTGGGATCCATCATGTCCGAGTATTTTAAGCGCGGATTTGACTTCGTACCTACGGATACCGGCGGGGCTACAACGACTAAAGAGCCTTCCTGTGTTGTCCCCACAGGAACAAGATCCTCGGGCTCAAACGAACGTGCAGGGGTAGGCTCAGGCTCTGGCATTTGCGCAGGCTGTGCTTCTACACGGATACCCTCAGGGTATGCAGTCTCAAACGCTGCGCACAAGAGGGGCAGATTCCGCACAGCAAATCCCTGTGCTGCGAAGTACTGTTCAATCATGTCTTTAACATCGTCAGCTTCGAGCTCTAAATGAATTCTCACGGGATTAGCCTCACTTTAGCGGTTTCGCGCAGCATCTTACGGTCGTAGATGCAGAGCGGATCATACAGCTGGATGCTGTGCTGTGCACAGCGTTTTGTGAATTCAGGGCACGTAGCACACACAGACCGCGTCGTCACTAAGTGACTAAAATCCATCTTCTTATCGAGAGCCGTGGCTTTGCTTTCGTCCAACGTGTGGTGCGCCAGAAGACGGTATACCGTTACTTTACGTTTTTGCCCGATACGGTAGTTACGGTCCATGGACTGTAAATAATGTTCAAGGCTCCAGGGCAGGTTGTAGTAAATTGTATAATTTGCTGAGTTAAGCGTGATGCCAATACCCGTAGATACTTGCCCTACATAAACCCGGCATGCCGGGTCATTGTTGAACGTATCTTTAGCGTGGCTGAGACTCTGCGTCGATGCGCCACCGGCAACCTTAACGTGCGGGTACTTGTTGCGCGTTAGCACCGCAGTTATCTGCTCTAACTCTGCAGTGTAGTTCGCCCAGATGATTACCTTGTTAGTCTCTTCTTGAAGTAGCTCTTCGAGCAATTCCTCTAGAAGATCCAACCGGGCGTTCTCTTCAAACACCTGTGTAATGTTATCGGGCGGAGACTTAACTACTTGGCAGTCTGTAGTGTACGGGACAACACCTGCGTCCGTACACGCATTGACGTTGCTACAGCCATCACAGATGCGCGGGTTCTTAGTGGTCTTGTACAGGAACCCGCTAGCAATCTGGTCTAGCTTATTGAGCAGCGTCACGTTTTCAGGCGTTAGCACGTGCGGAGCTAGTACCGCCCCTGCGGTGTGATCCAGGGTGTTGGTTTCAATCAGCTGCTGTATGCCGTAACCCGCCGCGTCTGACCTGTCTTCAATAAGGCTGTTGTATGCTTTCTTCTGTGACGTATACAATGGAAAGCGCTTATCTATAATTTGCTGGTCGGGCAAATCCAGGCATTCCTCTTTGGTCTTGCGGAGACACACGAGGTTAACGCGCTTGTTCATTATCTCTAGGTTTTTGAAACCTAGAAGCATCTTGGGCACCGCTTCGTTGGATTCCCATTCTGGGAATACCCCGAACATTTTCCTAAACCGCCACCAGTCTTCTGCGCAGAAGTATTTACCTAAGAAGCGCAGCTGCGCGTACAAATCAAAAGGCGAACCTAAGGAAGGTGTACCTGACAAAAGCACCCGGCGGTGTGCTCGATTTGCTAGTAATTGCGCAGCTTTAGTACGGTTAGAAAAGGGGGACTTTAGCTGATGAGACTCGTCTGCGATGATTGCACTGTATGGAATCTCCGCAATCTTATCGGCGTACAGGGCAGCCGTTGCGTACGTCACTACTGTCGCTGCAAAGTTACCGGTTACCGCGCTTGCTATTTGCTTAAGCTTTTTAGCTTTGGTGGCACCTTCGATAACTAGTACGCGATCATTAGGCACGTTTCCGTGTGTTTTGAACTCGTCTACCCACGTCTGAAGCATGACGCGGGGGCACAAAATCAACATCCGGTCCTGGGTAAGTCTGTGTAAATCTACAGTTATCTTACACTTACCTAGTCCAGGCGAATAGAACAGGCCTGCGCGTATATTACTATATAGGTGCTTTAACCCGTCCAGCTGGTGCTGGTAGGGCTGCGTGATGAAATTAAACTCGGCAGGTATATTTCCAATAGCCGCGTTTGCGTCTACGTGGGCCTGTGCCGAAGAACTAAGTGTGATGTCCTTGATAACCTTGCGGATGTCGTCTAAAACCAGCTGTTGCACCGGGAAGAACGCAGGGAACATCCAACACTGTGACGGCCCGTGGTACACCGCGCCGTAAACAGTTTTAACGTCTGTTGGGGGTAGCCTCAACAAGAATACTGGTGTACCATTCACTTTACCTAGATCCAACACGGTAGGCATCTGCCCTCCACTCTACTGGAAAATATATGACAGGCGCATCAGGCGGAAGTCTTTCATTCTCGGACCTGTCATCAGGACGGGGTGGGGGTAGTTATCCCAATCCCATGTTCGATTTCCTTACGGGGTTTGCACCTCGTAAGCTTAAAGACCTATTCCGTTGGGTTGAGTACCTTTACTACAACTCAGCCCACATCTTCGCAGCTCTCAAGAAGTTTGCAGAGTATCCTATTACGGATATTACCGTAGATTCCAATGATGAAGTCCTAAAGGATAGCTGGACTCGTGTATTAAAGAAGTCCATAAAGGCTAAAAACGTAGCCATTTATTCAGGCCTTGACCTGCAGCTGTACGGTAACTCATTTACCTCGGTATACCAACCGTTTAATCGATTTCTAATTTGTAAGAGCTGTAACGCTCGCACAAACATCCGTAAGACTACCTACAAGTTCAAGCTTAAGAGCCTGAGCTTTAGCTACTATTGCCCCGCGTGCCACACGCACACCACAGGGGAGTTGAAGGACGACAAGGTAGCGGATGAGAAGCGTATAAATATCATACGCTGGGATCCGAAGTTGATGGACATCAACCATAACCCTATTACGGGAGAATCGAAGTATTACTACACGATTCCGCAGGAGCTAAAGCGCAAGGTTGAGAAGGGCGACGCCCACATCATCAACACAATGCCTATCGAGTTCCTCCGCGCAATCAAAGACGACAAGGTTTTTGAGTTCGCTGACGGTCAAATCTACCACATGAAGATCGACCCGCCTGCGGGTATCGAGTCTCAGTGGGGTTTCCCGCCGCTCACTGCAACCATCAAGCTTTTCTTCTACACGGCAGTGTTGCGTAAGGCAAATGAGTCTATCGCCTTAGAGCACATCGTGCCGTTCCGGATCCTGCATCCTGCGCCTATCAGCGGCAACGCGGACCCCGCTACAACGATGAACCTGATGCGCTGGCGTCAGGAAATGGCCGCTAACGTACAGCGTTGGCGGCGTGACCCCAACCACGTAATGTTTGCTCCTGCGGCTCTTGGAGTAACCATGATGGGTGGCCAAGGCCGTTCCTTACTCACTCTGGGTGAGGTGAAGGAAGCCGAGGACAACATCATCGCCGCAATGGGTATCCCAAGGGAATTCTTGTACGGCGGTCTGTCGTTCTCAGGCTCCGCAATCACCTTGCGCATGTTAGAGAACCAGCTTGAGACCTACGCTTCCGGGCTTAACTCCCAGCTCGAATGGATCATCGAGCAGGTAGCAAAAATACTGGGCTGGAAGCCTGTAGAAGCGTCGTTTGTGCCCTTCAGGTTAATTGACGATGCACAGCAGAAGCAGCTGTTGCTGAACATCAATTCCATGAAGCCGCTGGTATCTGACGGCACTATCCTTGACATGCTAAATATCGACATAAATAAAGAACGTGCTAAGCGTCAGCAGGAGACGCTAGACGAAACACGAGACCAGCTGGAGACTCAGCAGAAGGTCCAAGAGATGCAAAATTCTATAATGCAGCAGGCAACGCAAGCAGCGCTTCAGGGCAACAACGGCATGAATTACAACCCGGTGCAGGTGCTAGCGCAGGCCGACCAGCTTGTGCAGCAATTGCAGCAGATGGACCCTGGAAGCCAGAAGTCCTTCTTTGATCAGCTGTCGCAGGAAGACCCGGTCATGTACGCAGTGGTCAAAGATCGTTGGGAAACCGCTAAGAACATGATGAAGCAGCAGGCAACGGCGGCAGGTATGCAGGGAGGTATGGCCTGATGCCGGATGATTTCTCTAAAGCACTTCGCGCCGCTCAGGAAATGCCTGAGCTTCCAGAAGAGCTTGCGCGCATGGTGCCCGATTTGCTGGCTGGAGATTCTGGTCAGCAGAACCTGATGCGTAGGATCGGGCTCGACGAGCCAGGTAAAGTGCCTGGTGGCAAAGAGTTTAACTTTGAGTTTCAGTGTGCACGGTTAGTGATTGGCTATCGTATAGCCGATTATCAAAATGGTTTTCCTATTATGGAAGACCACGATGACTCAGATCGCCTAAAAGAGATTATGGATAAGTCGCTTAAGGGCGAAGCTGTTATCCATAAGAGGGAGTCCACCTTCTTGAAAGACGGCTCCGTGATTGTTTGGCTTGAATGGATGGAGATGAAAGCCGTTCCGCCTAAAGAAAATAGAGACTATCTGACGATGTCAGAGCTGCTGGATCCTACGCCTACCAAGCCTGCACCTGAAGATGCAGACAAGGATGACGAAGAATCCAGCAGCGCTGACACCGACGCTGACTGAAATAATCAGTACAGCGGAACAGGGCGGACGTCCATATTAGGCCTCCTTCCTGTTCGTCAGACGCGTCTCGATCTCCCGCAGAAGAAGATCGAGACTGCTCGAAGCAGTACGTGCTTCCTGAGGCTCCGCCCACTTCGGGCGGGGCCTCTTCGCTGCGTTCCAACAGTCCCGGCACGCCTTGGGCGTGCTCCACAACCGGCCCTGCTGGAGCCGGTCGGCAATCACTCCCAGGGGCACGTCAAAGACGGCCCCGCATCCGCACTCGCACCTCTCGGTGAGAATGCGGCGCCACCCTTGCGGGTAAGCAGCAGCGATTGACGCCACCTCTTCCCGCGTGGTGGGAACCTGGACTGTGGGGTAGCACCCGCACAGCCCGTTCTTCTTAGCCCCGCCTCCGCAAAGGAAGCAGGACCGGTTAGAGTACGCCTGGAAGGCCGTACCCCAGTACTCTCCGAGTTCCCGCACGAACTCGGGGGTAGCCGGCACGCCCTGATTGCTCAGGGCGACTGCAACCAGCTCCAAGCGCTGGTAGTGCAGTCCGGCGACGGACAGCTTGGCCATATCGAGGGTCAACCCCTCGACAAGACCCACGTCTTCTTCGTTCAACAATGCCCCTCCTATTGCGCAACGCGTGATTACGGGAGATAATCAGTAGTCGCACATAGTCTTTTACCATTTTGTCGTTTATTATTTGGTGATAGTTCTTATACTAAGGCAACAACATGGCTGACAAGTACACGTCCCTTACAGCAGATGCAGCTACCAAGCGTGAACTTATCCGAGATAAGACGCTTGAAGGGCTTAAGGCCATATTCCCGATCATCGGTAAGAATACAATCTTAGAACTTAAGAACGCGCAGGTTAAGACAAAGGACTTTTCATCCAATGAGCAGAAAGACGCAATCATGCGGGGGCGCACCCTGCACGAAGCCGTAACAGGTACGCTGTCTTTACGTGATGCAAAGTCTGGAGAAGTAACCAGTGAAGTAAAAAACTTCACTTTACTACATTTGCCTTATTTCACGGGACGCCACACTTTCATAGTTGGTGGTAACGAATACGATATTCCGAGTCAGCTGCGGCTAAAGCCCGGCGTGTATACGCGTGAGCGGGGTAACGGAGAGTACGAGGCGGCCTTCAACTTAAGTAAAGGCACAAACTTCCGCTTATCCATGGAGCCCGAGTCGGGGCGTATCCACATGGAACTAGGCGCGTCTAAGATCGCGCTCTACCCCTTACTGCGAAGCTTGGGAATCCCGGATGCAGAAATAAAGAAGCACTGGGGTGCAGAGCTGCGAGACATGAACGCAGCAGTGTCAGGTGAAGACAAAGAAGAGAGCGTACTGAATAAGATTATCGCTAAGGTTAAAAAGCCTGAACAGGCTACGCCGCATACTATTGAAGGCAAGCGCGACTTTGTCAGGGAGTATTTCCACAATACTGCAATGGACGCAGGGGTAAACTCGCGTACCTTGGGCATAGCCTCTGATAAAGCCAACAGTGCTGCGTTGCTGGCTGCGTCTACCAAGCTGATTAAAGTTCATCGCAACGAAGAGGCTGAAGACGACCGTGACAGCCTTGAGTTTAAGACCATCCATTCCGTGGATGACTTTTTTAGAGAACGGTTATCTTTAGACGCAAAGCGTACTATTGGTAAGAAGATAAAGGCCAAGATGGATTTGGCCGGTGACAAAGACATTACCAAGATTGTAACTAATTCAGCATTCACTAAATCAATTAACTCGTTCATTACTAATGCGGCGCTGTCATCGATACCGATGCAGATAAACCCTATTGAGATAATCGACCACGCCTCACGCGTCACGGCGCTAGGTGAAGGTGGCATCACAAGCGACCGCGCAATTCCATTCGAGTCGCGCAAGGTGCACAACACGCACCTGGGAATCTTAGACCCCGTTAGAACGCCTGAATCCTTCAAGGCAGGCATTGACGTCCGGGCAGCTATGTCCGCTTTCCGTGACGGCAGCGGCAACATGTACTCGCTGGTTCGTAACGCTAGGACTAACAAGCTAGAGCATGTATCCGCTACTGACCTAGCGAAGAGCGTGGTTGCGTTCCCCAACCAAGACCCCACCCACAAGATGATGGACGCCGTCAGAGGATCCGACGTGGTGTCGGTTGCTAAGAACGAAGTCGATTACCACATCGCAGATGCGGCCCACTTTTTTAGTCCGTCTACGTCGCTAGTGCCTTTCCTAAATGGAATGCAAGGCAACCGCGCGATCATGGGTTCTAAATTCCAGACGCAAGCGCTGCCACTAGTGACGCGTGAAGCGCCTCTAGTACAAGCGGCTGCCCCTCGTAAAGGGCAGAGCATGGAAAAAGAAATGGCACGTATGATTGTGCCTACTTCGTATGTTAACGGCGTAGTTCA